CAGCAAAAAAAGAATAAAAGGGGATAATTGGCTTAATTTTGAATTTTTCCTAGCAACAGAACTTGGTAAAACTTTAACTGAACTCAGAAATCTTTTAACAGAAGAGGAGCTTGTATATTGGGCTGCATATTATGATTACAAGAATGAAAGAGAGCAAAAAGAAATGCAACGACAAAAAGCTAAATCAAGGTAATATATAATAAAGGTTATTTGTTTCTGTGGCACAATCAACGGTTAGATTAATAGTTGATGCACAAAATGCGATAACACCATTAAAAAGAGTTAATGACCAAACAAAAAAATTAAGTCAAACTACAGATAAATTAAAAGGAAGATTAGACAAATCAAATAGATCTTTAAGAGATACTGGAAGATCTGCAAAAGCGGCATCAACAGGTGTTAAAGGGTTAGTAGGAGCATTAAGACCTTTATTGGCTGCATTAGCAGTTGTTGGCACAGCAAAATTTGTTATTTTTCAAACAGCAGAACTTGAAAGACAAACAAAAGCTTTAACAGTTTTGACAGGAAGTGCTGAAAAAGCAAAAAAAATTGTTCAAGAAATTAAAGAATTTGGTGCTGTAACACCTTTTA